CGGCCCGCAGCCCAAATGGGGCAAGATATAGCCGATCCATCAGCCGCACGGAGGGTCGGTTCAGCACACCGGGCTGCGCCTCGTTATCGAGCAGCTTTGCCGCCGTGCTGCGGCAGAGGAACCGTTCCGTGCGCACGCCTTTTTCCGTTTCCACCGTATGTGTGTCGACGATCCCCTCAAAAATCAGGGTCTCCCCCCGCATAACGCGAACCCCGCACGGCGTCTTGCTGCAGACCGGCTGCGGCGCGTCATACCGCAGCTCCAGTCCGTCCGCAGGCGTGTCCAGATCCCGCAGAAGTTCGATGCGGGTCGGTTTTTTCACAGGCCGGATCTCCCGGCCATCCGGAAAAATAAAGCAGATCTCCATCACGGAATATGCACCGCCTCTCCGGCCTGCAGCGCACCGATGCACCGGATATGCGGGTTCGCCGCAACCAGGGCATCCACGGTCACGCCGGAAAAGTACGCGTAATCCCACAGGCTTTCACCCTCCGCCGCCAGAAACGTGCAGCCGGATACGCCCGCCGGGACCTCACCCGTCTCCGAAAAACTGACCGTATATTCCACGCAGTTCGTAGACGGCGTGCCGACCACGGAAAGCGCGCTCAGAATGGCCGGAAACGGTGCCATGCCCGGCAGGAACAGGGTGTGTGCTTCCCCGAACAGCCTCTCCAGCGCCTCCATACGTGCCATCGCGTCCGGACCGAGGAAAGCGCCCTTTCCGGTCACGCAGCTGCGTCCGGTCCCCACACGTGCCGTGTGCTCTTCGCCGGAAACCGTGACCGATTCCCGCAGGATCGCCCGGTGATTCACCTGAATGTTCTGCGGGGTAGGTTCAAACATAAACGGGCCAAAACGCATTTTTTCGGGATGCAGTGCGGATACCTCCGCCGCGGTACGGCTTGCTGCGGTTTCTGCCCGCTGCAAAAGCCGATCCATTTTCATCTGCATGTGCGTACACCCCCGAAGAAGAATCCGTCCTCCCGCAGAATCGGAGAAACCGCCCGCAGACACTGCCGGCGATACGCTTCAGCCTGCGCACAGGCGGTTTTGTATTCCGCCCTGAGATTGCCGGCGGTCAGGCTGTCCGGTGCCTGCGCGGCATCCACCAGCGCCAGCTGATACAGCGTTTCCGCCGCCGCTGCCGCACAAAGCGCCTCTTCATACGCGGTGTGATCGCCCTTCGGGTCGATCAGCCGGCTTTCCAGCGCGCGGATGGCATCCATGCAAAGGGTGGTCAAAAGCGCCTCCCGGCTGTCTCCGGTCATCAGGCGCACTCTGGCCAGAACCTGCTGTAAATCCATAAAATCACCATGCCTTTCCGTTTGATCCGCCCATGCGGGCCGCTCCGAAAGGAACAGCCCGCCGGCGGTCAGGATCAATAGCTCAGACCCTTGGCGGCGTCGCCGTAGATCTGCGCAAAGCCCGCAATGGCGCTGATGCCCGCACGCTCCATCTGACGATCGATCAGCTTGTCGTAATCGGTGATGATCTCACCGGCCTGCACCATTTCGAGGGCGCAGTTCTTATCGAGGCCGATGATCTTCTTCGGCTCCATGGTCGGTACATGGATCAGAGTAGCACCCAGCGGGGTGATCAGCTTGCCGGTACCGTGGAAATTGAGGCCCGCCTGTGCGTCCTTGAATTCCTCGATCTTCAGCAGATCCTGAAGGGCTTCTGTGCCGGCCAGAATGGTGTTGAAGTTGTACGGTGCAAGGCTGCCCCACAGGGAAACGAGATCGTTGTAGGTCGGTGCCGCATTCAGTTCGGTCATATTGGTGTCGCCGTTCAGGAGCACGTCCACGGCATCCTGCATCTGCATCTGTGCGATGTAGGCACCGATCTGGCGCAGGGTGACAGTGAAGAGATCGAGCTTGTGGAAGCGCAGGGCTTCATAGGAGCTGACCACCAGTCTGCCGCGCTTCTTGAGTTCCACGAGAGTATCGCTGGTCTTGATGACGGTCTCCGGCAGATTGGTACCTTCCGCCACGGCATTTGCAGCGTTTTCGTCGGTCTCGGCCTGAATGGTACGGTAGTCCATGCCGTTGATGTTGGTCACGGCTGCCACCATATCCGGCAGGTGATTGACACGGTCCATGCCCTGCTTCACGGCGCGGGCCACGTATTCCGGGAACAGTGCCGCGCTCTGGGAGGAAGTAAAGAACTTCTCCACGGTGTCACAGCCTGGGCCGCTGACCTTAATGCCGAAACGCTTCAGCTGGCGCTGATACGCATCGAGACCGGCCATGCTGGTACCGGTATACTGATGGGAATCGTCCATCTCCTCCAGAACCTGTGTGAAGCTCTTGCCCGGCACGCCGTACATGCCCTTTTCCAGTGTGATATTTTCGAATGCCATAAATCATTCCATCCTTTCAAAATTGAGATCAGATACGGAAGGCGCGGTCGTCCGCTGCCTTCTCTGTGCCGTTGTTTCTGCCCGCAAGCTGCGGTGTCACCGGCATACGGCTCTCCGCCATTTTGCCGAGTGCGTCTGCCATTTCCTCCAGCTCCTGCACCGAAAGATGCTTCACGATGCTGTCGGTCAGACCGCGGCTGAACTGGGGCTGTGCCACCGCGCTGTATTTGCGGATTCGGCCGCACAGCGATTCTCTGTAGCGCTCGCCCCATTCGGCACGCATTTTCAGTGTCTTCAGCTCCGCTTTCAGCGCGGCAAGACCCGCACCGGATACCGTAACACTGTCTTCCTCTGTTTCCAGACGTTTCAGAATGTCTTCCACAGAACAAACCTCCTTTTTCGGTTTGCGCGCAAACTGCTTGGTCACGCCGGCCGCGCGCTGCGCCGGCACCGCCACGAAGGAAAATTCGTAGGCGTCCACGGGTTCATCCAGGATGCGCACACAGCGCTCGCCGCTGTAGAGCTTCCCCGGAATGTGTGTGCAGGTCTCCCCGCCGCAGATGGAGCAGGTGTGCTTCTCCACGGCGCAGCCGACGCTGACCTCCTTGCGGATGCCGCTGTCGATGGACTGGATAAAGCTCTCCGTCTCCGCGGTCTTCGGCACATAGGCCTGCGCAGTCAGCTGCGCATACACTTCGCCGCGGCTCGTGGTTTTCTCGGGAAAAACCTTCACGGCCGTGTCATAGATGCGCGCCGCCTGATTGCGGGTGGAGTGGTCGTGGTCGAGAATGCCGGTCTTGCCCACAAACAGCGCAGCCAGTTTTTCCAGCGCCTGTGTGGTGAAGCATTCAAAATCACGGTCCACCTCGTTGTCGCAGAGCACCACCGAAAAGGTGTACACCTCCTCCGCCTTGTAGGGGCGGCGGGTGTAGCGGTTGATGCGCTCCATCACATCCTTTTCCGGCTGCCCGTTTTTCTGAATCCAACCGTTCAAACGGTTTCCTCCTTCCTGCGCAGTGCATCGGCACGCGCTGTCAAGTACGCTGCATTGGCGTGGTCCACTTCGTCCTGCATGGTGATCTCATCCCACACCACATCCAGTTCATCCGCATAACCGTTGAGACGCAGCCAGATGCCGCTGATCTTGCGGATCACGGGTTCCAGAATGCGGCGGTACGCGGTCAGTTCGCTGGTGAGCATATCCGCCTGCTGGCTGGACATACGCTCCGTGGAAGACCAGGACAGACCCAACAGGAAGGGCGGAATGCCCATTTTGGCCACGATCTGTTCCAGCATCTGCCGTACGGGCACATTGCTGTCCATCTGCTGTCCGTCCGCGCCGATGGCCTTGATGGACACATCGCCCACCGCCACAAAATCGCTGACGCCCGGGCCGTGCATCGCGTTGTGCCAGGCCTGCGCCAGCTGTCCGGCGCGGTCTCCGGCGTTCATGTAGCCCTCGTTTTTACAGGTCACCGCAAAGCGCACATTGCCCATGCGCTCCCAGTTGATGCCCACCGTCCGGTAAATGTTGAGAAGCACCTCGCTGACAAACGGCAGACCCTTGAGGATCGAGGTACCCCGCGCCGTGCCCGGCACCGGATTCAGCGCCGAGTGCAGGATGAGTTCCGGATACAGGCACGGCTCCGCCCCGTTGTCGCGGATCACAAAAACCCCGGCCTCCATCGGCGACACCATGCGGATCTCGAGATCCTCCAGAGACGCATTGTACAGCCCGCGTACCGCGCCGTCCGAGACCACGACCTCGCCTACGGCATTGCCGTAGGTCAGAAGCTGCTCGAAATACGTGGAAAGAAAGCTCTCCACACCGCGGTTCATGCCGTTCACCGGCACACCGTCCAGAAACTGCTGCAGCGCTTTCTCTGCTTTTTCGTCCGGGCAAGCCACCCGAAAGCCGCCCACCAGACGCACCAGCTTGAAAATTGCCGCGTCGATGATGGGCACCTGATCGCGCAGCGCGCGGTACAGGCTGCGCTCTCCCGCCGTCATGGGCAGCATCGGGGACCATGTCCCCTGCGTCTGCACCGCGGCGGCTGTTTTCTTTTCCTTTTTCAGAAAGCCCAAAAGCCTCCTCCTTTCCCGCCCGTCCCCCGGCGCTCCACCGCACACGCAAACTGCGTATCCGGATGCAGCACCGTGGAGACAAAATAGCGGATGTCGTCCATTGCATGATCGTTTTCCTTCCCCGGCGCATCCCGGGCGCTGTCATCCGTCCAGCGGTACAGGGAGAACTCCCGCACCGCGTCGGTACAGCCCACAGAGATCCGGATCTTACCGGTCTTCAGCGCGGTGGCCGTTTCACGAATGCCGTTGAGCACCTCGTTCACCGCAGGCGTCACGCTGTACCCCTGATTGCGCAGCAGCTGAATGAAGCTCGCCGCCGACGGGTCGCACACGATGCGTTCCGGCTTTCGGCCATGGAGCAGCTCCTGAAATCCGCGGAAATGCTCTGCGTCTGTCCGTCGTACGCCGGTCAGACGCGCATCGTGGTAGTACTCGTCGATGCGGTACCACACGCCGCCGTGCTCGCCCCACAGCCCCATCGAGGTCGGATTCACCGTGCCGTAGTCGATGGACACCGCGTACCGGGAAAACTGCTCCGGCAGCGTGTCGCAGAACAGCCCGTCCATAAACGGATAGATTAGGCCGGCCGCCGCCGTCCATTTGCCTTCGATGAACCGGCTGTAAAACGCGCCGGTGAACATCTTCCGGTAGCGCTCGCGCACCGCCGGCGCAGCGATGTCGCTGCTGTTGTACTCGAACTCGACGAACGCGAACTGGCGCTCCTCGCTGCGCGTGGGCCGCCACTGCTCGTCCATATAGGTGGTGCGGATGAC